CACACATGGGGACCGCAGCACTACGAGTGCGCCATCGCGAAGCTGGAGGTTGCCGAGGCCGAGCGGGATGAGGCGCGGGAGGCTCTGAGGCCGGTGAATGGCGACGACGGTGGATGGCTGTTCGTGAAGTCGCTGTTTGTGCCGCGCACCGTCACGCGCCTTTCCGTCCCCGGCGCCGGGCCTGACGGGATGCACCGGATCGAGGTTGAACTGTCGGACGGCTCCAGCGTGATGGTCACCGGCGTCAACCATCAAGCCGCGTGGCAATCTCTCGCGGACGCCGCTGCCGCAGGACGCGCTCTTGGGGGTGGGGAGTGAAGGGCTGTGCAGTCTGCGACGGCGGCTGGCAGAACTACTGGCGGATCGTGCTCAGCACCCTCAATGCCAAGGTCTGCGACGTTCATCTGGCGGAAAACGCGGCGTCGGGGGCGACCCGCTTTCAGGATGGAACCACAGATCGTCTACCAAGTCCCCGGGAGGAACCCGACCCCACACACGGACGGAGGGAGTGATGAGCCGCGTTGCCTTTTCGGGCCAGGTGCGCCAGCGGGATCCGCGCCAGCGCGACAAGCAGTACCTCGGCTGGATAGCCAAGCTGCCGTGCGTCTCCTGCGCGGTGGCCGGCCGCATGAAGCACGGGGTGCACTGCGCGCACATCAAGGTCGGTTATCCCGAGGCGGGGTGGCGAGCGTTTGGGCACAGCGAGAAGAGCCACGACCGCCGGGCGGCTCCGCTCTGCCCCTCCTGCCACCAGCACGGGCCAGGGGCCCAGCACCGCAACGAGGGGGGCGACGAGCGGGCCTGGTGGGATCGGCTGCGCATCCACCCCCCGACCTTCTGCAGCGCGCTGGTCGCGGCCTACGAGGCCGGCACGCCGGGGCAGGAGGTCATCCGCCAGGCAGCGGCCGGGAAGTTCTGCGATGCGCCGTAGCCTGGGCGAGATAGGATCCATGGCGGACGACGACGACGCCATCCCCGGGCTCGACGTGCGGTTCGAGGGGCGCAACCCATCGTGGACAGCCCGGCGCGACTGGGCGCGGGACGCAGCGTTTGAGAAGGCCCTGCGCGGGCACCTGCTGCTGGACGATCAACCGACTTGATCTAAGCCGAATTCGATGGCCTATGAGGTTCACCGGCTCGCCAGGCCGATCAACCGAAGAGGCGGACACCTCGACTTTGCGGAGCACCCCATGGGCGTCATCGACGTTGCCAACCACTGCTACCGCGACGGGGAATACTCCGTGCGCCCGATGGTCAATCAGGACGAGTTCCCCGGCTGGCCGGGCTACGTGGTCGAGTACTCCTACTGGTACTTCGACCGCGACGGCGAGAAGGATATGCGCACCGACCGGGTGAAGTGGCACTCGACCTACAAGGAAGCCGATCTGCACCGGCACAAGCTGGAGACTGAAGGGAAATGATCAAGGCCCGACACATTGCCGCCGTTGTGGCGGCCACCCTCGGCGCCCGGGAGGCCGCGCCAGCGGTGGTGCTCGGCGCGCCGCTGACGTGGACACACGCCCTGAACGACCAGTGCACGTGGGTGCGCCGGGCCTGGTTCAGCGCGCTCCCGCTGGGCGTGCGCCCGCACGTTCGGATCCGCCTGGGCGACCTTCCCGACGAGGTCTCCGACGAGGTGCTGGCCTGCCAGATGCGCCGTGGCCTGAAGAGCGAGACACCGCTCGTTAACACCGTCCTGCGACAGTGGCCCTCGAAGGCGGAATTCACCGCCATGGAGACCACGGATGAAGGTTCACTTCATGCCCGGTAAGCTGCCCAGAGAACGGTTCGGAGGCCGCCAGGTTGGCAAGTCGCTCTGGCATGCCGACCAACTCAATCTGCACATCGGCATGGACTTTGCGCGAGGCAAGGATAAGTGCGCCGTGGCCTTCGCCAGCGCGGAGGGGATGTGGGTGCTGCAGGTGGAGCCGGGAACCAAGTTTCATTCAATCAACGCGCGCGACGAGATCGTTCTGCGCACGCCCGAGGGCATGCTGGTGCGCTACCGGGCCAAGCGGGCCTAGACAACTTCCAGCCGCCGGGCCTTGACCTCCTCGAAGGTCTCGCCGGTTTCCGCGAGTGATGCCTTGAGCCCAGAAAACGCCTCCCAGCGGGCTACGGCGACGTCAATATAGGCCGGAGCCATCTCCATGCCAAAGCACGTCAGGCCCCGGTTCTGGGCGGCAATCAGGACCGATCCGCTTCCGAGAAACAGATCAATCACCGTGCGGGCTTTGGGCGCGATGGTGTCGGCTACCCATTCGGCCAATGCGACGGGCTTTTGAGTCGGGTGTACGCGCCGCTGCCCCCGCTCCGATGCTTTCATCAGGCCGGACCATTGGTGCTTGAGAATCTTCACGACCTTGTCCTGATTGGTCCAGGCCAGTTCTGCGTCAGCAAAATTGCCGTTCGTTTCCTTGTCCCAAACCAGCCAACAGCGAGACGGGGGAAGGTGGTTCGCGAAGTAATTCCCGCCCCATAGGGCTATCGCCGGGACGCCTAGGCTGACCAGAAGATGATAAGCTGCAACAGCGGTGTCGGTCGTGTCGTCGCCGATGATCGCATCATAGTAACCAGGCTGAATGATCGCGTTCTTGGCAGGGCCGTGTTCACGGCCCTGCTTGGCCGCTCCGCGCTTGCTATCCCCATCCTTCCAGCCACCATATGGAGCATTGCCCCCACCAACCTTTCCGAAGGCCTTGGCACCTCCGTCGGAGGTGCCCTTGACAATGCTGATCCCATAAGGCGGGTCGCAGTTCGCGAGTTCTGGCGTCACGCCATTGAGGAGCGTCCGAACCTGGGCGATATCCAGACTGTCGCCGCACATGATCCGGTGGTCGCCGAGCAACCAGATATCGCCTAGCGCGCTCACGGGACTTGCGGGCGGCGGCGGCGCATCATCCGGCGCGACCACTTGCTCTTGGCTGGCAAACAGGCCGGTCAGCTCAAGGCTGCTGAAGCCGGTCAACGACAGGTCAAAGCCGCCAGCCTGTAGGTCCGACAGTTCCAGTTTCAACATGGCCTCGTCCCAGGAGGAGCCGGTGATGGCCAGTTGATTGTCCGCGATGACGTAGGCTCGCCACTGCTCTTCGGAGAGCCCCCGCAGGGTGATGGTCGGGACTCGCTCCAGCTTCTCTAACAGTGACGCCTGGCAGCGCGCGTGGCCGGCTCCAATCGTCTGCTCATCGTCCTTGAGCAATATTGGATTCGTGAAGCCAAATTCCCTAATAGATGCGCGGATTTTCGCGATCTGCTCGGGCGAGTGCTGGCGGCTATTGCGCTCGTAGGGCACCAATTCCTTCGGGTTTCGGTAGACCACGCGCAAGTCTTGATCTTCGTGCATTTTCTTCCGTCCTGGCCCGCTCGATGTTCAGCGCCGCCCGCGCGGCTGCGGCAGCTACCTTAGATTCTGGGATCGGCACATGGCGCCACCGGGATCGCCGCAGAATGCCGACGATGCTGGAGCGCGTCACGCCGTGCGATGCGCCTATGTCAGCCGACCGCTCACCGGCGATGTACCGATCAAAGATCGGCTCTATGGCCTCCCCGCTTAGACGGGCTGCGCCATTCCGCTCACCCTGGGAGGAGGTCCCGTGGACTTCCTTGTCGGCAGCGTTCTCGGTCGGGGTCGCCCATCGGAGGTTGCCCGGCGCGTTGTTCAGCGTGTCACCATCGCCGTGAGCCGCCTCGTGGCGATCTGAGGGTGCAGGGCCGTGGAAGGCGGTGCAGACCGCCCGGTTCACCTGCCAGTACACGCCTCCGTCCGTGTAAAAGGACGCGTAGAAGCCGCCCCAGCCGTTGGCCTTGAGGCGCTCGGCCAGAACGCGGCCGGCGTGGCGGCGCTGTGTCGGGCCCCAACGCCCAGGGAAGGTGCGGACCCGGTCGAGGGACCGAATGCGCCCCTCACTGGACGCCTCGTAGCCGTCCAGCCCTGGGATCGGGCGCCACTCCTCCACGTCAGTTCGCTTTCGGGTTCTGCACCGCGGCGTGCGCTTGGTGCTCTGAGGATCCAAGGGGCACCCCCTCGGTGTAGGCGTTGTCGAAGTCCGGCGCCGTGCCAGGCCGCGCGCTCAAGCGAATGGCCCCCTTGAACGGCTCCCCGCCGCTCTCGAAGAAAACCGAGGCCCTGGCCTTGGTGATGTGCGTTTGGCACAACTCGAGCCCGAGCACGGCCTCGCTGGCGGTCTTCTCGGTGTCGACGTCCGGCACCACGAGTTTCAAGGCGTGAGTGGCGCGCTCGCGGCACCCGTTGAACATGCACTGGCCCATCTGCGTCCCCTTCGGTCTGGCAGCGGGACTAGAGCCTATGCCGAGCCATCCGTCCAGATGGCCGCTGCATCACAGGCCGCAAACGCCTTCGCAATCGTTCTCGAAGCCGAACAGCTTGCCCTGCGGATCGTCATCGTTGTCGAGGTTTGCCTCGCCAAGGGGCACTCGCTGCCGGTGAATGTAGGCCGTGCCCTCCATGCCCGCGAAGCCCGGCCGGATGCCGTGGTCGAACTCAACCACGCGCGCGAACTCCTCCGGCTCGTTGTCGCGCATGTCTACCCACTGGCTGTTGGTCCGATACGGGCAGAAGATGCAGGACGACTTGGGGGGGCGAGGAATTTGGCGATCCTCGCAGTAGGTGATGCAGTCCTGGCGGTTCATCCTCGCTTCGATGAGCACGAAGCGGTTGTGCATGAACTTCTGCTCGGCGCTCTTCATGCGCCAGCGCTCGTCCATGCTAATCCCCATCCAGACCTCGAAGGTCGGATCGGCTGGGCCTCGCTCTCGCGGCTTCAGACCCAGCAGGCCACGCAGGTATGCCGTGATCAACCGCGTCTTGAATTCCTTGTTGCACGTCTTCATCAAGAATCCGTCTGGATCCTTGGTGAACCAAGGGGGCGTCATCTTGCTGTCGGTGATCTCGCCGCGAGCGACCGCCAAGCTGTAGTCGCCCAGGTCTAATCCCTCGCGGCGCACGCGAATGATGGGGAAGGGCACCTGCGTTTCCAGCCAGGCGAGCCACTCGTAGACCTTCGCGGGTTCCCAGCCCGTGTCGGCAAAGATCGCGCCGTCCAGCTTCGGTAGGTCGCCGCGGGCGCTCGCCAGCGCCAGGACCGACGACTGCACCCCCGCTCCAAGGCTCAGAAATCTGCCGAGCGGGTTTTCGAGCGCCTTCGAGAGGCCGTCTTGGTGAAGGTGGATCAAACTATGTCCCCCACTTCGTCCGCGTGCGCAGCCTCACGCGCCCGCTGGGCGGCCTGCTGCGGCGTCGAGGCGGGCCTGGTGGCCACCGGGACCTCCCGGCGCATGGAGGCCGCCAGCGCGCGCATCTCCTCGGCCATGCGCGCCCGGTCCTCAGCAGGTATCTGCGCGCCAGCCGGGCGGTCGTCGTATTCCAGCGCCTTCCGGCCGCGGTAGCATGCGCTGTAGAGTTCCTGCCGGGCAGCCTGGGCCAGTTGCACAAGCTGGGGCGGCTTCGGGTAGAACCCGCTCATCGCCAAGTCCTTGTGCCCCTCGCCGCGATTCCAGCGAAGGAAGGCGTCCTCCACCGCATAGGCCGAAAGCCCGTCCAGCGCGTCGAGGTAGGATCCGAACAGCGCCGCCCACTCCTCGGGCCCCTTCGCGTGCACCCCGTAGGCCGGCGCGTGCCGCACGAGGATGCCCAGGATATCCTCGGGCTCGGCCGGTTCCTTGGCGCGCTCGATGAGCGGCAGTGCGCGCTCGACTTCTTGGCGAAGGGTCGGGTTGATCGCCAGCAGCCTAACCGCCGAGCGTCCATCTTCGCCGCCGGTTAATAGCTTCCACGCCCCCGGAGAGCATGGCTTCGACCCGGGCGGTATGCTGGTCGGCTGCTCGATCAAGGCGGTTTGTCGTTCGTCCATCCGTCTGGCTCCGGGCTGGCAGTTCATCGGTCCACCGCTCGCCGTTCAACCACGTCGAGCCGTGAGGAATCTTGTCGGGTTCCCGATCTACCACACTGGCGGCGAAAGTGCGCGTGCGGTCCATCAGATCGGCAAGGGTGAGCTTCTGCTTTGCGAGGGGCTTGTGGACCTTCGTCCAGGCGTGCCGCGCCGCCTTCTTCGCGGTCTTCCGGGGATAGATCGCCCACCACTCCTCGAAAGGGTCGGACGCGCTCACGGGGCCACTACCCTGATTGGTTCCCTTGACCGGTTCAGTGTGGCCACTTTCGGCGCCCTTTTCCTCCTCGATTGGCCACTGGCCATTTTGGCATTCGTGGGGATTGAGGGTGAAATCGTAGGCCCCGCGGCGGTCCTTTTCGATGTGCCGCCGCACCCTGGAGAGGAAGCCCTTGGCCTCCAGCCAGTCGAGGTGACGCTGGACCGTCCGGTAGCCCTGCGAGGTGTAGATTTGGATCGTCTCGATGGAGGGGTGGCACTTCCAGGCGCGCTTGCCGTCGTCCTCGTTCCCGGCGCGCTCGGCCAGGGCGACCAGCACGAACTTGCAGCCGGGGTTCTCGATGGGTGAGTTGAAAGCCCAGCCGGTCGCCTGCCAGCCCATCATCGATCTCCCATGCGGAGGTACATCGGCTCGCCGCGATGTAGCTTCCCGAACTTCCACCCCGGGCCATCGCGGCCGTGGACGAGGACGATGTGCCCGCGAGCTTCCAGGCGCCCCAGGGTCGCGCGAACCTGCCCGCGGCCCAGGGCCGTCCAGGCCATCACCGCGTCTTCGGTGACCCCGTAGGCCACATGGCCGTCCGTCCGCTTGGCGATGTACATCATCACCAGCTTGTCCAGCGGGCCGCCCCATGGCTCGTCCGCCGCCCAGAAGAACAGAAGATCACTCATCGGCGCCCCACATGTTGAGGTCGCGCGCAAACGCTGGCAGAAGATGCATAGGTACTGGCCCTCCCTGGCCGGTGCTCTGGGCGGGTCGAGCGCTTCCAACGCTCCCCGCCCGCTCATCCCTTCGACCGATTGCACGCTTACGGTCAAGGCGGCACCCCACGGTCCCGCTTCTCCCCCACATATCCACAGGTCAGCCGGACTTGTCCCGCGCGACGTTCGCCAGCAGTTGCGAGGGCGCCCTTAACGCATCTGGCGGCGCCGGGTGAATTCGCCCCCAGGTGAGGCTTGCGCGGGCCATGCGGGCGCGATACCCAATGCGCACGCCCCAGGCTGCGACCGAGTGTCTCTTCGGGCTCGCGTGTCCACCTGGTGCTTAGGGCGGCGGCCAATCTGGCGAAAGGCCGTCGCCCGCCCTTCCTGCAAATTGATGATCATTCGGACTTGATGCGTCCGCAGATCGATGGCTCAGTGTGTTTGCGGATGCCAGCCGCGCCAACCGGAGAGAACAAAATGACCAGCGAGTGGGAAGACCAAGACGCGGACTTCGAAGCCGAGATGGCTGCGCAAGAGTGCGAGATCGAAGTGATCGGTGCCGACGAGGCCTATACCCTCGGCGTCCAAGACCGCGTTCGCAACCTCCCGATGCGGGAGAGCTTCACCCTCCACGTCAGCGACCAGAACGCCTACGTCAACGGCTACCGCGACATGTCTTCGGACCTGGGGCAGCGCGAGCGTTTCACGACCTACGACCAGCACGGCTTCCTCGACAGCGAGTGGCAACACTAGGAGATGGCCGCCAAGTACCACATGACAGGGGCCACATTCGAGGAGGTGTGGCCCCTAGTTCGCGATCACCATTATCTCGGCCGCCGCACAGCAGACCCGATGTTCTGCTTTGCATGGCGTGAAGATGGTGGCCTGTTTGGCGACTTCGGGCGCCCGGTCGCCGCCATCGTCTACACTGCCCCCGCAAACCGCTACTTCGGCAAAGGTGCCATCGAACTTGCCCGGCTGGTTCGCGAGCCCCAGGTAGACGTCCCTCTGTCGCAGTTTGTGGCCTGGTCCCTGCGCTGGCTCCGAGCCAACACCAATCTGGCCTATTGCCTTTCATATGCCGACCGGGGGGCCGGGCACCACGGGGGCATCTATCAGGCTCTGTCTTTCGACTACGTTGCGGACTCGGAGGGAAACACTCAGTGGCTCAACCCTCACACCGGACAGACCGTCTCCGGGCGTTCATTCGACCAGCGACGCCCCGAATACAAGCAGGGCTGGGAGCGACAGCGATCTGCAAAGAAGTTTCTGTATATCAGGGCGCTGAACGAGCGCCGGCAGCACCTGTTGGATCGGTTTGGTTGGATCCCGATGCCCTATCCAAAGCCTGACAATCATTCCACTTGATCACATCGAATTCCGATGGCTCAGTGTCCTCACGCCGCCGCCAGCGGCCAACCGAAGGAGGACTTCATGCAAGAGCAGACCCAAGCCGCCGCCGCTATCGCGCGGTATTTCAACCGCCAGCGCGAGGGGCAGTTGATCACCAAGTTCCGCGCGCCGCCCAGCGCGAAGGTGCAGCACGGCGAGGATGGCGCGATATATCCGAGGTTCATTCGCTTCAGCGACGGGTCCTCGGCGCGCGTTGATCAGAGCGGAGACGTTCAGGAGTTCTAAAGAACCACGCGGTCTCCTGAAAGGCCCCGGTTAACGCCGGGGCCTTTTTGCGTCAGACCACGTCGGTGTCCTCGTAGAAGCTGACCACGTTCGGCTCGGGGAACAGGGGCATGGGCACCAGCCGCCCGAAGCGCGCGGCGTCGTCGTTGCGCCACAGGCGGTCGCGGGTGCCGGGCGGTATCCACCGAGGGGCGACCGGGGCCCGGCCGTCCTTGGCCCAGAATAGCCAGCTATAGGAGGTCGCGCTGCCCACTGTGGGATCCCACGGGCCCAGCGCCATCGGCACCCGCTCGCTGAACGGGCAGAACTGGGTGAGCGGGTACGGGCCGCCCTCGAACAGCGGGTAACGGTCAACGCTCTCCACCCAGACGGTGCGCACCAGCAGTCCCACGCCCAGGCGCGCCCGGCGCAGCGCGGTGCGCAGGAAGTCGGCCGCGGTAACGAATGGCGGGTTGGTCAGGATCAGGTCGCAGTCCGGCTCCTCCGGCCAGGCCGCCTCATCGAAGAAGTCTCGCACCGGCGTGTTCGGGCTGTGCGGGTAGACGTCCGAGGGAAGCACCTCGCTGAAGTACTCCTCCATCGGCGCCGCAAGGCTCATCATGCCGCAGGCGGGTTCCCGCACCACCTGGGCGTCAGGCCAGAGCCGCAGCGCCATCTCCGCGCCAGCCCGGGCGGCCCACGGGGGCGTGCCGTAGAAGTCCAACTCCTTCCACCGCCGCTCCTCCTCGGTGAGCCCCTCGTTGTCGTCCTTTTTGCGCCGGCGGGCCATGACCGCCCGGCTGCCTGCATCAGTCTTTGCCATCAGGAAAACAGATCGCCTTGCGAGGGTGGTGGTGAAGCGCCGCGCGCGATCTCACGCGCCCGCATCTTGGCAGCCTCTTTGGCGACCATCTCTTCCCACTGCGCACGGGAAAGGTGGTTTGCTGCCAGCCACTCGTCCGTCACGTCTTCGAGGACGTAGGCCGCGTCGTCGTAGTGGCAAAAGCCGGTGTCGGTGTCGGTGTCGGGGTCGATTTCCATGTGATCTCCGGGGCGGCTGGCGACCGCAGGATCAACTATAGAAGCCAGCCCTTGATCTTCGCAAGCCATACGTCGGCCGCGGCGGGATCCACCTTCTGGAGCGTCACCAGCGCGCACCCAGCTGCATCGGCCGCGTCCTTGCGTCCGTCCGCGTCGGTGGCCGGCAGCACCACTCCCATGGCGAGGATGCCCTTGACCACGAATTTTTTGTCGGCCCACTGGTCGCCCGTGAGGAGGTTCTTGATCGCCCGGAGGTCTTCCTCGTTGCAGGGGATGCCCCAGCCGTCTGCCAGGGTCTCCAGCACCATCCCGAGGCCGTAGGTGCACCGGAGGGTGGCCAGCTTGTCGTGGGGCTTGAGGATGGGCGCCTCGTAGCAGAGGCGGCCCGGATTGTACTGCTGGCGCAGCATGCGCACCTGATTGGTCAGCGCCCGGCCCATGCCGCCCAAGTCCGTGCTGACGCCCCCGAGGTCGAAGGCGTCAGCGACGAACGTGGCGTCGTGCAGGTAGGACCAGCCGCAGAGCGAGGGCGACAGGTCGAAGGCCAGGACGCCGGAGGCCACCTACTTGGACCCGGCGCCGATAACCTGGCGCCGCAGCGCCTCGGCATCCTCGGCCAGGTCGCCCAGCGCACCGGGGTAGCCCGCGCAGGTAATGGCCACCCGGGCGAGGAAGGCGCCGACGTCAGGCGCCGGCTTGCCCATGGCCGCCTCGTAGAGAGCCGCCTTGTCCTCGAACTGGGCGTAGATGGCGCCCGTGCTCATTCCGATGGAGCGAGCCAAGATGCGCAGCGTCACCTCGTCGTAGGCCTCGTTGTGGAAGGCCTTCTGCGCTGCTGCGATGACTTTGGCGCGGGTGGCGGCCTTGGCTTCGTCGCGGGCCCCCATCACACAACGTCCCCGCCTTCGCGCGCACCGACCACCGCCTGGCGGGGCTTCTGCGCAGCGAGTTCCTCCTCGGTGGCCTCGAAGCCGTCGTCGGGGCCGGGAAGCTGGGCTTCGTCGTGCTCGGGCGGCGTCCGCTCCATGAACCCGGACTTCTTCAGCTTGCGGGCCGCAGCGTCCACGTCGACCTCGGGATTGTCCTCCGCGAAGTCGGCCGCGGCCTGCTCGCGCACCGGCGGGTTGGCACGCTGGGCCTCGGCCTCACGATAATCGGTGGATCCGGTCTCGTGGCCGCGCAGCCACGCCTGCACGAACCGCTCGGGGCACTCGAACCGCGGCTTGGCGATGAGCCCGAGCAGCCCGGCGCGGTAGCCGTCCGCCCGCCAGTTCTCCTCGTCGCGCGCTTCCTGGGGCGTCTCGTTGCCGGTGAACATCTTCGTCTGGTCGGGGTTGAGCACGCCCAGCCAGCGGCGGTGCTTGGAGACGCGGACCTCCTCGGCGGCGATCTCGTGCGTCGGCCGGCCCATCTCGGCCAGGCGGGCCTCAAGCTCCTTCCGGCTGAACCCGGCAGCCTTGGCGAGGTTGAAGGTCTGGGTGCGGGCCTTCTGCTTGCCCTTGAACACCGCCTGCGCCTCGTCGCACTCGGCGGTCTGGGCTGTGATCTTGTTCACGAAGCTGATCAGTTGAACGCGCTCCGCTTCCTCGGCGGCGCGGCTGTTGTCGCCAGCGCTCACTTCGCGGGGCGGCACGTTGGTTGGCGGGGCCTGGCGGGGCTTGCGGGCAGAGAGACGGGGGGCCATGGGGCGCTCCAATGTTGGCGGGAGCACCATCGCTATCCGATTTGCAAACCAGCGTCCATCGAACGCTTGCCACAACGGCGAACCGATGCCATCGGTGGTGTCGCAAACAGATTGCAATCGCCCTCGCCAGGGGCGCGCACCGGAGAGAGAGCATGAGCCCTACGCCCTGGACCTTCGAGATGGAGCACCACCTCGGAGACCCCGCCTACTCGCTGTTCGACGCTGCGGGGGACCGCCTGGCGGTCGGCCTGCTGCGCGCGGACGCTGACGCCATCTGCAACGCGGTCAACGCCGCTGCAGCCAGCACCGGCGAGGCGTAGGATGCGCCTCCTTCCCGCATTCCTCTGGGCCGTGGTGCTGATCGCCGCGCCCTGCATTTTCCTCTGGAGCATTGGATGATCTACCTCGCAGTCTTCGTAGGCCAGTCCAACTCGCTCGGCTACGGCATGTCGGCCGCCACGCTGCCCGCGCCCCTGCAGGGGGCCAACCTCGGCCAGACCTACATCTGGGGCGGCAGCTACGGCGCGCCCTATTGGGGCGTCATGCAGCCGGGCGTGAACACCGGCAACGAGAACGCGCCCGGGGCATGGGGGGAGGAGGTGCAGTTCGCCTACGACTTCCGCCAGGCCCACCCCGACGACGTGCTGCTCATCGTGAAGGTAGCGCTCGGGTCGACCACGCTGGCCGCTGGCCCTGACCTCGACTGGGCGCCGGGTAGCCACGAACTGTTCGACCTCACCACCGCCAACATCAATCGAGCGCGCGCGGCGTTCATGGCCGCGCAGGGCGTGGAGGCTCCGCACCCGAGCGTGGTCTTCTGGGGGCAGGGCGAGAGCGACGCTGGCACGCAGGAGGGCGCCGCCGCCTACCACGACAACCTCGAAGACTTCCTCGCCCACGTTCGGAGCGACTGGATGCACGACCCGGCGGGCAAGGTGGTCGCCTCACGCATCACCGACTCCCCGTGGCTCAACCACAACCTCGCCGTCCGGCAGGCCCAGTGGCAAGTGGATCAGGAGGACGCGAACCTCGTGACCTACAAGACCATCGGCTTCGACATGCAGCCGGACCTCATCCACTTTGACGCCGGGGGCCACATCGCCCGCGGCCACGCCGATTACGCCGCGTTCGACGGCTGGTTCTAGGAGGAACCCATGACCCTGAAGGCAGTACCGACGACCCAGACCACCCAGCCGCTCTCGGACAACCCGCTCGACGTGCGCCAGAATGCCGATGCGCTGAAGGCTCGCGTCGAATCCATCCGCCGCGTGCTTGCCCAGCCTGCCGCGCTCCCCGAGTCCCGCCGCCGGGCCAAGGACGAACTGGTCGCGCTCTCCCGCGAGGCGCTGGCCCTGTGGGCGCTGGTCTGATGGCGGCGCCTACGATCATCGTCTACGAGTACCACTCGCACACCGGCTCCATTGAGGAGATGGAGCGGGCGATCAACACGCCGGGCCACATGCGCTACGCCGCAGTGATGGTCCCGACCGGCCCTGGCACCCACTGGACGGCCACCGGATCAACCGCCGCCGAGGCGACCGGCAAGCTGCAAGCCATGTGGGAGACGGAGCGCAAGAGCATCGAGCCCCGCAAGGCCCCACCCCGGAAGCCGAAGGGCTCCGAGGACGTGGGCGATATCGTTTAGCACCGGAGAGAACATGCGCATCATTCAGTTGGAGGCCGACGCCTTCAAACGCCTGCGGGCGATATCGATCACACCCACGACCAACATCGTGGAGGTCACCGGCGACAACGGGGAGGGCAAGACCAGCACCCTCGACGCCATCTGGGCGGCGCTGGGCGGCAAGGACGCCGCACCGGAGAAGCCCATCCACACCGGCGCCGAGCGCGCGGAGGTGCGGCTGGTCCTAGGCGAGAACGGCGAGGCCAAGGTGAAGGTCACGCGCCGGTTCAAGCCGAAGGAGGGCGGGGGCTACTCCACCGACCTCGTGGTCGAGTCCGCCGAGGGCGCGCGCTACCCCAGCCCGCAGGGCGTGCTCGACGCCATGGTCGGCGCCATGTGCTTCGACCCGCTGGCCTTCACCCGCATGCGCGACGAGGACCAGATCAAGGCCCTGCGGCAGTTCGTGCCAGGCGTGGACTTCGCCCAGATCGAAGGGCTCAACAAGCGCGACTTCGACGCGCGCACGGAGGTCGGCCGCAAGCTGCGAGACCTGAAGGGCCAGCTTGCCGCCATGCCGCAGATCGCCGGCGGCCTCCCCGCGCTGGGCGACCTCCAAGCCTTGCAGGACAAGTTCTCTGCAGCCGCAGCCACGAACGCCGAGATCGCAGAGCGCAAGGCCCGGCGGGAGGCCGTGGTCGAGCGCATCGAGGACATCAACGACCAGATCGCGGAGTTGGAGAAGGAACGCGCCGCTCTGCAGGAGAAGCTGGCCGCCGCAGGCCCGCTGCCTGAGCCGGTCGACGTGGCCAGCCTTCAGACCCGGATGCAGCAAGCGCACGAGGCCCGCGCGCTGCACGAGAAGGCCAAAGCGCGACGGGACGTCGAGGTGCGCCTGAAGGCTGCCGAGGACGAGGAACTTGCCCTCACGGCGGCGATCACCAAGCGCAAGGACGACATGGCGAAGGCCGTGCAGGCGGCGAAGATGCCGATCCCCGGCCTGGCGTTCGGGGACGGCTTCGTCACCCTCAACGGCGAGCCCTTCGCCCAGGCGAGCAAGGCCGAGCAGATCAGGGGCAGCGTCGCCATTGCCGCGGCCATGAACCCGAAGCTGCGGGTCGCCCGCGTGATGGACGGATCCCTGCTCGACCGGAAGTCCTGGGCGGCGCTCGAAGCCTACGCGGCCGAGCACGATCTGCAGGTTTGGATCGAGACGGTCAGCCAGCACGGCCAGGCCGCAGTCCTGATCGAGGACGGGGGCGTCGTCACCCCACTGAGTGAAATTGGCGACGTAGTTTGAACCCAAGGAGAGACAGAATGATCCTAGCACTCGACACCGAAACTACGGGGCTCCCCGATTGGCGTAGCCCATCTGATGCCGCCCACCAGCCGCACCTTGTGCAACTCGCCATGGTGCTGCTGGACGATGACCTTCGCGAGCGCGCCAGCACTTCGGTGATCATTCGGCCGGACGGTTGGACGATTCCCGACGACGTGGCGGCCATCCACGGCATCACGACTGAAATTGCCCTGGCGGTTGGCATTCCTGAGAAGGTGGCCACTACGCTGTACATGAGCCTGCTCTACGGGACAGGCGCGAGCGTGGTGGCTCACAACGTGGATTTTGATCTTCGGATCATGCGCATCGCCATGTTGCGAGCCGGCCGCACGAAGGATTGGATCGACGCGCAGGAGGTCACGAAGTTCTGCACGCTGAAGGCCGCAACGCCCATCGTTAACCTGCCACCGACTGCAAAGATGACGTCGGCTGGCTTCACCAAGCCAAAGCCGCCGAAGCTTTCCGAGTGCATCGAGTTCTTTTTTTCCGAGACTCTAGAAGGGGCTCACGACGCAATGATCGATGTTCGCGCATGCGTGCGTGTGTACCGACATTTGCTCGCCTCTAAGGTTGAGCCCGTAGGCGACGTCGTCTAGGCTGCAGCCACGCCAGAACTTCCAACCGAAGAGAGCACCAGCACATGAACTTGCTACCCGATGGGGTCCACGTGGGCCTCTCCGAGACCGCCTACTTCAGCCAGGGGCGGCTCGGGTCGTCCGACCTCGTGAAGCTCTGGAAGGAGCCCGCGAACTGGTGGTGGGGATCGCACTTCAACCCCGACCGGGAGGAGCGGAAGTGGACCTTCGGCAACGACCGCGACTTCGGGCACGGGTTCCACTACCTGCTGCTCGAAGGCGAGGACGTCTACGCCGAGAAGGTGGCGATCAACCCCTACGACAACTTCACCACCAAGGACGCGAAGGCGTGGCGCGACGAGCGGCACCTCGACGGCATGGTGATCCTTGGCGAGACGCACGACCGCTACATCCGCCACATGGTCGCGCTGGTGGCCAACCACCCGCAACTGGCCGACGCCATGCGGGACGGGCTCTCCGAGGTCTCGGTGCTCTGGACGGACGATGGCGGCCGACGCCGGCGGGCGCGGTTCGACAAGCTGCTCCCCAGCTATGTGCTCGACCCGAAGTCCTACGGCGCCCACAACCAAGGGCGCGACGATCACGACCGGGCCCTGCGCATGGTCGCGGCGCGCTCCTACGACGTCCAGCGGTACGACTACGACGTGGCGCGCGAGCGGCTGGTGGACTTCGTCAAGGGCGGGCAGGTGTACGGCGCCAACCCCCAGCAGCGCGCGTGGCTGGACGCCTTCCCGGCGGCTGACGAGGCCCGGCTGGCCGAGCGCATGGAGTTCTACCCGAACGGCCACCCCGACCAGCAGAGTGCATGGTCTTGGTGCTGGCTGTTCCTGCAGAAGCCGTCCAACTCCAAGGGGCACGCGCCTATCGTGCTGCCGCTGGAGCGCCCGCGCTTCGACAAGACCTGGCGCGCGGGCAAGCTGAAGGTGGAACGCGCCCTGCAGAACTTCGACGCCTACAAGGCCCGCTTCGGCCTGGGCGACGAGCCGAACGAGGACGGACTGGTGTCCGTGCCTTGGGCCGCGGTGCACCCGCTCTGGCGGCCCACCGACGAGGAATTCCCCCCGTGGTTGGACGATGTGTCCAGCCGCGAACACTTCGCAGTTGAGGAAGAAGGCGAATGAGCGAGACCGACAACACCCCGAGCACCGCTGTGGTCGTGCAGGACCCCCAGAACCCGCCACCGGCGCGCAAGGTGACCTACACGCCCGTCGAAAACGTCATGGGAATAATGGACAGCGCAAGGTTCGAACATTTGGGCCGTGTCGCCACGGTGATGGCGCGCGCCGGACTCCTGCCCGAGACGATTACCCACGAGGGTCCGGCCAACAACCGGGTGCCGGTGCCGTTTGAGGTGGTGCAGGCCCGGTCTTACCTGATCGCCAACCAAGCCGACCTCTGGCACGCCGACCCCATGGCGGTGGCTCAGTGCACCAGCCTCGTGCACGGCAAGCTCATGTACGAGGGCAAGCTGGTGCACGGGATCATCTCAGCGCGGCTCGGCGTGGATCTCATGTACGAGTTTGGCCGCTACGACATTCAGCGTCGCGATATCCTGGGCGAGCGCGATGCCGAGGGCGAGTGGCACGGCGAGATGCCCGGCGCCGACGACAAGGGGCTCGGCGTGCGGGTTCTCGGCACGCTGCCGGGCGAGAAGCGCCCTCGCTGGATCGCGGGCAGCGTCGGCATGTGGCACAAGGGGGATAAGAGCCCATGGGGAGCGTCGACGGCCTGGCCCCGCCAGCTTCGCTACATGGGCGCCCGGGAGTGGTGCCGAGCCTTCAAGCCGAGCCTGCTGCTGGGCATCATCACCGACGACGAGATCGATGAATACCGGCTCGGGCTGGAAGTCGGCAACGTCGCGCCCTCGGGTCCGGCGCCGCTGCACTCCGGGTTTGAGGAGCGCCGCCCCGCGCAACTGCTGCCCCCCGAGGCGGAAAAGCCGAAGCGGGCGCGCAAGGCGAAGGAGCCCGAGCCGCAGGCAGACGAACCGGCAGCCGAGGAGACGCAAGCCGAACAGCAGCAGATCGAACCCGGGCACGCCGCTCCCGGCGAAGTCTACCTGCACAGCGAGGACACGGTGCCAACCGAGGAAGGGCGCTGGCTCACCTTCAAGGACGGTGCCCGCTTCTCGACGGTCGCAGACCCGATGACCCTGAAGGTCTACGCCGAGCACTCCCCGGAGGCTCCCGAGGAGGGCGAGGGCCCTACGGAGGAGGGCACGGATACCGAGACGGGTGGTGCCCAGCCTGCGGAGATCGAACCGGATACGTCGGAAACTGCCACCGATGCGTCCAGCGATGGGGAACCCCAGGAGGAGGGCTCTGGCCCGTCAGCGCCAGCGGACGACGCCTCCGATGAGGACGAGGAGGAAGGCGAGGGGGATGACCTCCCGCCCGAGTTCCAGACCTACATCGAGGCGGTCGACGGCGCGAAGGAATGGACCGAGGTGAAGAAGGCGATGGCCACCTTCTTCAACACCCCGACCTTCAAGGGCTTCACCTCGGCCGAGCAGAACAAGGTCCGCCAGACCACCTGGGAATCCGCCAAGGAGAACCGGGTGACGGGCCTGCCGGATCCGGCGGCCGACGTCAGCGCTTTCCGGCTCTGGATCGAGGCCTGCGAGGAGCCCGACACGATCAAGTTCAACCTCGGTGTGCTTGAGCGCCAGCCGGACTTCGAGGCCAAGGACCCGGGCATCAAGGACAACATCCGCCGCGGCGTTGCCGCTCGGATCGAAGCCCTCAACGCATAAGGAGCAGGACCATGGGCGGGGCTTCGGCCTCGCCCACCTGAGCACACCCGATGAGCATCGCGGTCTACCACCCCCGAGGCCTCGGCCACCGGATCCTGCAGATGCTTTCCAGCGGCCCGGCGACGCTGGCCGACCTCGCGCCAGTGGTTGACCGCCGGGACAACAGGAAGCGCCGCAAGGTCGCTTGGCACGCCCTCTCGAACCTGATTGGGCATGGCCTGGTCGACTCCGCAGGCGCCTACAACATCACCCCCGAGGGGGAGGACGCGCTGCAGCAGTTGGAGTGCGGCCGCACCTTCGAAATTCGCCCGCGCTACTACAGCCGGTCGATCAACCAAGGGGCCGCGCTCTAGCCGCCCCGCCTTCGCCAGAGGATCCTATGTCCGAAGAGAACACCCCCAACCCCGTCGACGTCCACGTCGGCAAGCGGCTCCGCTTCCTCCGCAAGCACCTGGGCATGAGCCAGGACGCGCTCGCGGCCAAGGGCGGCATCACCTTCCAGCAGGTGCAGAAGTACGAGAACGGCACCAACCGCATCTCGGCGTCGATGATGTGGGCCTTCGCCAACGCGCTCGGCATCACCATCGCGGACCTGTTCGAGGGCCTGCCCAGGCCGGGCGAGGAGCGCACCGTCGACCAGCAGGCCGCGCTCGACTACATCAGCACCGTTCACGGGTTCCGGCTGGTCAGCGTGGCCGCTCAGCTACCCGGCGAGGTGCAGCAGGCCCATATCGCGCTCATGGAGCTTGCGCGCCGCTAGGGCGTCGGGGTGGGGCTCTGTCCCCACCCGCACCGATCCTTGCCGACTGCGTTGTGCTCTTTCGCGGCCAGGATCGTCTCGTCGGTATCGCGCGCCGACCAGTAGATCGGCTTGGCGTAGGCGCAGAAGGTGTCCAGCACCCGTGGCTCAGTCGGGCCGCTTGAAGCCATCGTCTGCGCGCAACTCGTCAGGATCAGCAGCGACGCGCTCGCGAACAGCCTCACGCACTTCCTCGACATGCTTCGTCTCCTGCACGACTTCGGCGGCGGCCTCCCGGCGCTCGATGGCCCGGCCCTCGTTCTGTGCCTGGCGCTTGTCCCACCAGACGAGGACCCGGCCCACGAGGTCCAGAAGAACCTCAAGGGCCCGGAACACCTACTTGGCCAGGCCGGCGGGCGCCTCGATGGCCGCTTGGATCGTCTTCTTCGTGTTGCTGTTCTTCACGAAGGACCACGCGAGCGGGAGGATGGCCAGCACCAGCGGGATGGCGGCCTGCGCGAGGTCGTCAGTCAGCCAGCCCTTGCCGACCATCCAGCCAGCGATGCCCACGAGGGCGGCGCGGACGGTCGACGCGATGTTGGCAGGCACGGTGCTCGGGGCAGCGTCTTCGGGACGGAAGTTCGACATGGGTAGCTCCTTAGAGGTTGGCGGCTTGAAAGTGCATGGCGTCGGCGGTGGCCCACTTGCCGCCCCAGGTCCATCCCTCGGCGGCGAACAGAGCCACGACCTCGGGCGGCATCATGCCAGCGTCGGGACGCCAGCGCCGGCCAAAGCCGTTGCGGGCCGGGTCAAGATCGATGGCCGATCCCCACGAGTGGTTCGAGAGACTCGAGCCGCCGCGCTTCAGCCGGAAATTGTAGGCGCCGCCGTACAGGTGCATGCCCGCGTTCTCAAGGGCCGTGCGGCTTCCATAGTGGTCAGCGATCCCGCTTAGCACGCGCGCAAGGCTGTCCGCGCAGAGCCGGTGGATGCGAATGGTGCGCACCGGCTTATCGGTCGCCCAAGCCAGCACCATGGGGTAGGGCGGCTGCAGATTGACGAGGTTGGCTTCCTCCCAAGAGCGGTCGGCCGCCCCGTCGTGGTTGGGATCCGGGTCGCCGTAAAAGGCATTCATGGCGGTGGGCGTCTGCCGCGGCCAGATGGTCATGTGTGCCCCTTCGGTCGGCTCTAGCGATGGCCGGAGGCTCTACCCGCGATGGTCGGAGGTCAACCCCCGAAGAGCTTGGTGATCAGGTCGCCCGCAAGGAACCACGTCAGCGCGCCGCCGATGGGCACGAGGATCGCAGTCGCCCATGCCGCGCCCCTGACGTTCTCCCGAACCCGCTCGAACCATGTGAGGCGCTGGCTGACTTCGTGGATCACGCTGTATAGCCCGGTCGGATGCCCGGCCTCGTTCTGGGCCTCGCCCAGCCGGGCAAGCAGGGTGTCGAGAAGATCGTGGATGGCCTTGTGTCCGTCTTCGACCTTCGTCATGCGAGACTCAACGTCTGCCACCCGGTGACCGATGCCTGCTCCGTTCAAGCGCACAGGATCGGTCATCGCGCTGCCAAGCTCCATATCGCCCCCCGGGACACTCGGTACACAACTGGGCGTAGCATCGTGGATGCCGACGATCTGCGCAAGAGCCTACGAGAGCTTCACGCGCCCTGCAGTGCCGTTGGCCGCGTTGGTGACGGCCGGGTTGCCCGCCGTGCCGCGGTCTGCGTCCCCGGAGTTGCCTGGCGTGGTGCCGACCGCCGCCGTGAGGGTCGGGCTGGTGACGAAGGAGCCGTTGACGTAGCCGGAACCGCCGCCACCACCACCAGCGCCACCACCGCCGTCGTAGGAGCCGCCACCACCGCCATAGCGACCG